AAAATGACTCTTCTGGCGGACGATAGCTTTAGCTGATTGTATCGTTTGCGCGCCTGCCCCAGGAGGCTCAAAATGCTTACCGCAAGCCAAGCACGCAGCGCCACCAAGCGCACAACCGATGTCTCGCTGGCCGAAGACATTCTGACCCAGGCCAAGGCCCTGAACGATAAAGGCAAACGAAAAGAGCTACCAGCCAGAAGGCTCATCTGCCTCGCGCGGCACCCCGGCCCGCGGTCTTTCGATCGTGCCCCGACTTCGCGCTCTTAATACCACCACCAGTCCCCTGTCCGGGCCAACGCGCCTGTTTCAGAGCAGGCTTCGCGGCTGCTGGCTTCGCTTTCTCGGGTGCTTTGTCTTTCGTATCCATTTCAATACCTCATGGTCATGCAGCGACAGCACATTTGCTATCGCCAACCCACCAGCATAGGCCATATCCACGAATAAAGCCCGTCTTAGTTTTGGCTACCAGAATTTCTTCGTGGCTGATCAATGAACGAAGCCCTGTTCGAACTTACACCGCCAAGAAGCACATCGATGGGTTTCGGCAATTGGGTGATTGGCTGGGCAGTGCACACTCTCAACACGCCAACGGTCAAAAAAAATAGCTTGCCGTCGTGCCCGACTAACATGGCCGCCCGCCCTTCGGGCCAACTGTTGCCTAAATGGAAACAGTTGGTTTGATAAGGAGATACCTGCGTGCATGACCAGGCTTGCACAATAAGCCTTTGGCCAGCGCAGAAAAGCAAAACGCCAACCCCGAAGGATTGGCGTTTTGCTTGAATTTTTGGCTCCCCGAACTGGGTTCGAACCAGTGACCTGCGGATTAACAGTCAGGGGGACCATAAAAACAAACAAACACAAACCTTTTTTAATCAACAAGTTGCAGCGCCAGCCTGCAGTGACTTGTGAATAAATATACCCCAAATTAAGCCAAAATACCCATGTTTAGGGCACGTTTTGGGCACACTCAAGGGCACAACAATTCGTACCGTGCCCGCTCATGCTCCAAATGCCGAAACGGCCGATCCGGCGTCTGCTCCATTTCGTCTACCGACCACCACTCGAAAGGCGGCAGCGCCAGTTCGCAATAGTTACCTGTTGGCGGTGTTGCGCAGCCGCTCACGAGCCCGATCACGAAGATCGTCAGTAGGTATCTTGTCAAATTTTTGATCTGCTTCACGAGCCACCCCTCTGGCCTTTCGGCTTTCCTGTTCAATTTTTCGTTCGACCTGGTTAACGCCAGATCGCTTGCCAGCCACGAAAATGCCAATGATGCCGGCAATAAAGGCCACCAAAGTCGCCGCATAGGGCAATATTGATCCGATGATTTCAGTCACACGCCCTCCCAAAGGTTAGGCGCCAGACGGCCAGCTTCGAGCTTAGCGGCGACCTTTGCCGCCGCCTCATTCTTTTTGATAAGCCCGTCCTTATTAGCGTCAAGCCCGGCGTTTTGCCGGTAGGTCGTCGGCATAGTTGCCTTTGTCCACAAAACATAGTCTTCCGGCTTGCCGACGGCCTTGGGCCAGAGAACGGCCATGTAGACATCTGAGAGGGTTTTCATCTTGCCCCGGTAAGGGCGAAAGTAAGCGTGCACCCAGTCGAGCTGCTCGAGCACCGTCATCTTGGCCAGCGCCTCAACGCTTGTGCCGAGGCCGCGTGCGGTGGCCGGCATGAACTGAATCAGACCGGTCGCGCCAGATCCGGCAAAGTTTTTAATATCAGGCCGAAACGTCTCTGCGGATTCGAAGGCAATCACAGCCATAATGTGATCAGGTTCGGTCACCAGGTCATCTGCTATCGAAAAAACTTTATCCCGGCAGGCTGGTGACATTTTCCGGCCCCAGGCCAGCTGGCGCAGCTGGGGCTCTTCGATGGGCTCGATGTCTGGCCAAGAAAAAGCCGATTTAAGCCAATTGATCAGCTTAAGCATCGCCAGCCCCCTGATCAATAAACCGGCCAATGATGCCGGAAAAGCCCACCACAATCGCCGTAACCAAGACCCACTTCTCCGGGATGGCTACCTTCATATCGTCAGGCATGGCTACCCAGGTGCTCAATATGGCCGTATTCAGGCTAGCCGCCTGGACTGACCGCCATGTCCAACCCTTCTTGGCGTCCGGCACCAATTTAGGTTTTTTGAATTTCACCTTGTGATCTCCATTTTCAATGCCGTCCATACGGCGTAGCAGACCCACCCCATGCCGGCAACGCCGCCGACCTTGGCAGCGTGGGCAAGGGCCTCTTTAACCATTCGATTGCGCGTTTCGCGCCACTCGATCACAGACTCGTGATACCGACGATGTGATTCGGGGTCGCCCCCAGGGAAGCCAGCGGACAGGGCCTTTATCTCTGCATTCATCTGTCGCTGGGTTTCGCAGATTGCCTCGATCGAACGGCGCGTCTCTTCGAGGCGCTGATTGTCAGTCGTAGACCTTGAGCGCTCTAAACGCTCTATTGCTGCAATGATTTTTTCTGTATCCGGCACTGACACGTCGCCGCCCCCGTTGTATTTGGCTGGATTGATTATCGGGGGCAGTGCTTTATGTGCTGGATTTTTGTTCGATTTGCCGTTAAAAGACTCTCAGAGGAGAATGAAATGAAAAAGACAGCTTTTGTACTTTGCGCCCTAGTTGCGCTATCAGGTTGCGCTCAGTACAGTAACCAAGCAAATGGCTATGATGTGATGGCATCAGTCGCAAGCAATAACTTTGAAATTGAGTCAAACAGGCTGGAAAAGCTCCAAGCGTCCGGCCAAATATCGCAGCTTGAGCTATCCAAGGGGCTGCTTGCCGCACAGCAAAGGTACATACCAAATGAGACGGCATATGGCCTCTATTTGGTGCAGCGGCAAAACATCGCTCAAAAACTCTCAGATGGGGCAATCACTGATGACCAGTTTTCGGCGTTAAACATGGCCCTGCATAACGACTATGCCAGCCAAGTAAAAAGCCAAGCCAACCGAGCAGCTGCACAGCAAAGCGCAGAAAATTACTACAAGGCGGTTATCGGAGCGCAAGCCATTCAAAATTTGAACCTTGGGCGCAAAAGCAGTTTTCAACCATTAACCCCGGCATTAAATTGCACCAGCACGCCTTTCGCTGGCAGCGTAACCACGACCTGTTACTGATATGAAAGATGGCACTCTTTGGGGCATGAATCCCATCTTTCTTGGCTGGCTTGGTGCTGCTTTAATCTTGGCTTGGTGGAATAGTCGAGGCTCCAAATAGCGAACCATAGACCGACGCCGGCACGGCGAGCTGCGATAGCGGCACCCGCTGCGCCGGATTGACCAGCGACGGGGCTACCCTTTGCGCCGCCCCCTGCCGAGCCCCCTGAATTACCCCTTGGATCGTAGGACCAATTCCCAACAAGGGAACCTTAGAGCTCACGGCATCCAAGAAATCAAGCCCACGACCAAGCACAAGCGCACCAGAATTCGAATTATTAACGGCGCTTCCCGCTGGCTGAGTTGTCATGTAGCTCCCCACTCTCCCTATGGCGCGTAACTGCTCGATCTCTTGCTGATCGAAAAAAACCGACAGTTTATTGCCGCCCAGCGCCTTCAACGCCTTGTTGTAATTCGACGCGCTAAATTTCCCAACCTCATCTGAAGCGCCACTTAAGGCCTTTTCTTTTAACCACGTCGCGATGTACGAACGAATCGACTGCAGCGCCTCCGGCGAGTCGGCTACTGCGCGCTTGATCGTTGCCATATCTTTTGTGCTTACACCCGAACCAACCAGGAATTTATTCACAAACTGATCAGGCGTGGCTTTCCCCTCGTACACAGCTTTTATCGCTGGAGACGACTCAACCCATTGCATCATGCTGCGGTTCGCCGCCCTGGCCTTGTTAAATGCATCGATAGCATCTTGGCCAATGGTAGTGTCGTCGACGACGGCCGGGAGATTGCCGGGGTTTACGGCCCTGGCGCCCTGGGCCGCAGTCTGCTGGCCAAGCGGGAGCGGCGGGGCATCATCCAGAGCGGAGCGCACCAGCCCAAGGGCATATCGAGCATTGCCGTCAGTAGCCCCACGCTGCAAGTTGCCAATAACCGTTTTGAGCTGTTCGGCGTAATCAACAGTAAAAGGAACCTCGCCAGCACTGATCTTATTGAGGTGCTCTCGGATCTGAGGAGGCAAAAACCCGCCAGCAAGATTATCGTCGAGCGCCTTGATGGCATTGTCGGCAAAAGACCGGCCATCGAGCGGAAAGCTTCGACCTTGTGAGTCGCGAGCGGCTGAATATAGCGCGTCTATTTGTGACTTCCGAGAATCCAGTCCGCCCTGGATCTGATCAATTGCGCGCTGACCTACTGCATAGGCATCGTCTGCCGTATCAGCCCCTTGCTGATTCAATGCTCGAATCAAGGCAGAGTTGTTCTCGTTCTCGATCCTGGCCAGCCCCTGCAGGCCCGTATCGCTCGAGTTTGCGGCGCTCTTGGCCAAGTTCTTTTCCCGTGTTAACTGAACCGGGTCTAGCGTAAGCGTCCCGCGCGTCGGTTGTGCGCCATCCACGCGAGAAAAGTCAATCAGTCGACGAATTGCGTCGGCATTCAGGTCGTCGCCTGTGCGCAACGCCTTCGCCACTTCACTTCGAACCTGCTGACGAACGCGCTCGGGCACTGCGCCCCAGTCAACCCCGGAGCGCTCCATTGTCAATTGGATGCGTTGCTCGACCTGGCCCGGGCTTGCCGATCCGACCACCGGCAAGCGTCGACCAATTGCAGCGACGCCGCGCTGTGCGGCATTGGCGGCAACCGGCGCAGCAATGCCGCCGGCAAGGCTGGCCACTGCTTGGGCTACTGGCCCGCCGCCAGCCTCTCGAACGGAGCCACCAGCGCCGCCGGCGCCAGCTGCCGAAATAATTTGTTGGCCAGGATTCATGCCTAAAGCGCTAAGCGCCGACTGGGTAACGCCTGTCGCGCCCTGCGCAAGTTTATTTGCTGCGCCCGACACGCCGCCGGCGCCAGCCATCAGCCGCGTGATATCGCCAACAACCCGCTCATTCGCACCTTGCGGCGAGGGCAATCCTAATGTATCGGCAACTGATGACATTACCTGGCCTGTTGCCGATGCCTGGGGCAGCCCAAGCGCGTCAAGCGCCGGATTAACCGCCATGCGGATGGGCTCGGTCAGTACCTGCGCGGCCTGGCCAACCCCCTCGAGGCCGTAGCGGGCGGTAAGGCCAACTTGTCGCGGAATTTCGCGAAGCATGCCGCCGACATTCTCGACAAATGACTTTTCATCGCCCTTGCTTTCATCGTCCAAGAATCGAACCTTGGACATATCCAGATCGGGAAGCTTGGGCTGTGCAGCCGGCGCAGCTGTTGCAGCAGAGTTATCGGCAAAATTGACCTTAGACATATCCAGCTGCTGCGAATCGTCCAGAAACTTCACCTTGGACATATCCAGCTGCGGCAAAGTCCCCGCCTGAGCTGCCGGGAAAATGGCTGAGGCAATCGTATCCATAACGCCGGGTGCGCCGCGTACCGTCTTTGTAACGTTCACCATCTTGCGTACGTAAGCAGGGTCTTCGGCATAGCCGCCAGCCTGTAAAGCCTGAGCGAACTTCAGAGGGTCTTTCCCCGAGCCGATTGCGCCGGGGTACTTGCGCTCAATCAGCCCAGCGTAATGATCGGCAAAGGCGTCCGGCGTCTCAAACGCTCGATAGTTGTCGTTCGAACCAGTCATATTGTCGACCGCAGCCACCCCACCCCCGGTAAAGTCTTTAATGTTGCCCAGGTTGTTGGTACCGGGAACTACAGACTTGCCCCACCCAGTCTCTAAGCCCCATTGACCTAAAAGAATGGCGGGATCGACATTGAGGCGCTGGCCAACGCGCTGCGCGATGCCGCCGTACTGTTTAGCAAAAGTTGCTGGATCAGCCATTTCAGTTCACCCACTCGTAAGAACCGTCTTGATACATGATGCCGCGTCGGCCTTCGTATTCGAACTGCCGGCCCGGGCCCTTGGCTGTGTTCGCTGGCTGCGCCGGGCCAGAAACTGCCGAACCAGCGCTTTCAAACAGAGGATTCTGATTAGCGTACTGCCTGACAGCCGCATTAAACCCGGTGTCCAGTCGGCCATTCTTTTCAATGTAGTCATCCGCGAGTTTCGATAGCTCGATCTTGCGTTTTTCCATAGCGCGGAACGCTTGCAGCATCCGACGGTTGCCCTCTGGGCTGCGATCAATGCCAACTTGCGAATCCTTCAGGAACTGAATATCTCGATCTGAAAGGGCGCCGGGCATGCCCATGCCACCATCTGGCGAGCGCATCGCAAGCGCCATTCGGTTCTGTATTGCGCGGATCAGTTCGCCGCCAGCAAGCTTTTCAGGGCTTGTATCTATGCCCAATGCCGCGCCAAACTGCCGAAGCCCAATCTCTGTATCCGCCCCAAAGCCGGTTCGAACGCCGCTATCAAGCGCTTGCTCCGCGAGGTCATACATGCCCATCATTTGTTGGGCGTTCATCGCCCCGGCAGTAATGTCGTCGTAGCGTTTCGCGAAAAGCTTTGCGCTTTCGGTATCCCATGCCTTATCCCCGGCCCCAACATTAACCGTTGTCCCCTGCCGAGTGCCATTCAGAACCGCCTGCTGGTACTCGGGAGTTCCAGGAACAAACCCGGCTGCCGCGAGGTTCTGCATCAACGTCGTAGGCTTGACATTGCTCATGCCAGGGGCGCTACGTGTCATCCCGCCAGTGCCGCCGTCAACAACGTAGCCTGTCTCACCCACGGCCTTGAAGGGCTCGTAAGTTTTGCCCGTTGCGGCCGAAACCAGACGGTTCTGCCCAGGCAGGTCGCCAGCATTGCCGCGCTCAACGCCTTGGCCAGTGAGATCAGCGCCTTGAATTTTCGAGAGCATGGTGGCAATGTCGCCCTCGCCCGTCGCACCAAACACGGCCAGCCCAGTTCGCAGCGCGTTCGCATAGCTTGGGTTTTTGCTGATATATTCCGCAATCTGCGGGTCATTCAGCACCGCAAAAGGGTCTACCCTTGCATTGTTGGTCATGGCAAGCCCGCGAGCATTCTCGCCAGCCTCTGCCGTCTTAGCGCCCATCAGCGCGCCTTGAGCACCTGCCATGATCGAGCCGCCCTTTGCTTGAGCAAATGACTTAATAGCAGGCCCAAGCGTAGCAGCAAGGCCGCCAGCGAAACCGCCCCCGATCGGTAATGTAGTTTTCATGAGATCCTCCTAAAAGCGCAGGCCAAGGCCGCCCTTGCCATTGAAGCCGAGGCTACCTTTTCCGCTCAGCCCCACGTTGTTTGTTTGAGGCACAGCGCTGGCACCAGACCAGCCGCCATTACCGGACCAAACGCTCGACTCAGCGCCGCCAAGCCCCTCAAAACCGCCCATCATTCCAACCTGGCCAACGCCTTGCAAGATAGACCCGGCCAACATAGCGCCGCCGCTTGGCGTGCCGGCGGCCTGAATCCCAGCCTGATCTGCCGCCTGCTGACCTTGCGAGAAGTTGCGCAGCATGCCGATCTGGTTAGCCGTATCGCCAAGGCCGACAGCCTCGTTTTGGCGCAGCTGGGTTGCAGATCCAATCTTGCCGAAAATTCTGGCCAGAGCTTCAGCCGTTTTGGCCTGTTGCGCCATAGAAGAAGCGCGAGCGGTCGAGTAGTCCTCGGAAACGTCGCCCTGAACGCTCGGGGCTTCGGCGCGCACTGCCGCGTTTTCTTGTACCGGCGCCAACATTTCAGTTGTCAGTTGCTGTTCGATGGCCTTTTGCTTTTCGAGTCGGTCATCTGGGCTGAACTCGTTAGCCTTTCGCAAAGCCGCTTGCTCGGCCTGTCGTTGCAATTCCTGCTGACGCGCAAGAGAGTCCTGAATTGCTCGCTGTTGACGGGCTGCGGCGCTTTGCTGAGCTTGGTTCTGAATGAAGGCCCCGCCGATCGCAGCGACGAGGCCAGCAATGGTAAACGGATCCATGCCTCACCCCCTCGTTAAACGACGCGGCCGGCAGTGCCGCCGCTTCGAACGGACGCATTGCCAATGCGCTCTTGGCGATATGGCGCCATACCCTGCTGGAATGCCTGCATTTGCTGGTTGTACATGTAGGCATTGGCCAAATCGCCAAACAAACTGCCCACCTGCGCCCCTGATGCCGCGCTGGCTGCATTTGCAGCGTTGGCGCTAAGGCCGGATAGCGCAGACTGAGCGGCCGCCCCAGAGTCGATACCAGATTGAGCCATGCCGATCAAAGATTGACGGGTGCGCTCGTCTTGCATGCGCAGGTCGGCTGCCGCATTTTGGCCGATGCCAACCGCTTTCATAATGCCTTCATCAGCAATTCGACCAATTTCCGCATTGCTGTCGACATCTACGGAGCCGCCAGACAGGCCGGCCCGAGCCAGCCCAAATCTGTTTTGGCGCTCAGCGTCTTGCTGCTGGCGTAAAACCTCTTGCTGGTTGAGCTGGGTAACCGCCTCTTGCTGCTGCTGATAAAGCTGGTCGCGGTTTGCCGAGTTAAACACGTTATTGATTGCCTCAAGCGCGGCGCGCTGTCGCGCCTGGCGGTCTTCTTCAGCTTTTGCTGCACCGCCATCGCCGCCCCCGCCGCCTTTGTGCGGGCGCAATTTCTCGCCCCGTCGAGTAGGCCAAGCGCCAAGAGCTGGGCCGCCAATAATTAGATGATCTGCGCTTTTCATAAATCGCTCCTGACCTGCTTGTAAATTTCAATAAACCCGTAAGTACGCAAAAGCCTTGCCATAGCGCCGCTACAAGAGGCCTCGATACAGTCTGCCCCGGCCGACCTGCAAAACGCCTTGAATGCGTCAAAAAACTGCCCTGCTACCGCCGACAAACCATGCCCCGCCAGAGCCACCACATTGACAGCAACGAACTTCGGGTAATGCCTGAACTCGAACGCTATGGCCATTGAGTAATCAGAGCAAAACCCCAAGGTCAGCCGACCATCAATCGCCAGCTGTCGTAAATCATTGGCATCAAACTCGCCGTGCGCTGCTGTTTCGGCAACCTGTGAAAAAAGCTTTTCCAGATGTGGCCATTCTGCCTCTATCTCTTCAGCGCTCCGGATAAAAGTCGCTTTCACACGGCCCCCAACGCCTCGTAGTACAGCGTGACCGAATCGAGCCGGAAAGGCTTTCTGTTTAGGCACTTGAAGCGCAGCGAAAACTCCGTGCCGCTGCAGATCATCGGGATCATGCCCCCCGGTCTGGTGTTACCGCGAATCCGAACTACTGGCGTGTAGCAATCAGGGTTTCTCACATCAAACCCAATGGAAAAGTCGCACTCGCCATCCATGACGATATCCACCCCCATGATTTGCTTAAGCTGGCCGGGGGCCTTCAGATCCATATATGGCAGCTCGAGCGAAACCTCGAACGGCTGGCCGTCATCGTCGTAGGCATCAGGCGCAAAACGGTAAACCGTGTCGCCAGAGCGAAAATAAAGCGTGCCGTTGAGCTCGGCAAAAGCATCTACCGTCGACGGGATTGTGTAGCGTGACCAGGCGGCAATCTTTGACGATCTGGACAACGAGTAGATAAAAATTACGTTGCCCACAATGCACAGGTATTGCCCGGTGCCGTAATGGAAAAATGAGGTCGGAACAAATGGCGTGTTTCGAATGACCGGTTTGACCAGATCGTCAATTGGAGAGCCGACGTCGGAGTCAGCCAGGTTGTTCGTCCATTGCTGCGTGGTAATTGACCTAAATCCAAAATCAGACAGGAAGTAGAGGTCGCCCGAGACGTTGGTAACGGTCTTTGGGAAATTGGTGCCCACGTTGTCGACAGTATCGGCCAGGGCCATGCGCGTCGGATCCGGATCAACGGACCAAGTCTGCGCGCCGTCCTGTGTAAGCACAACCAGATTGTTTCGGTAAATGCCCAGGGCCTTTGCGTCTCGCGCCCCTTGAAAGCGAATACCCGTCGGCAAAAACCCGGCATCATTTGCGGCCGTCCAGTCTCGGGGTTTGTCGGTTGCGCAATAACGAACTGTCTCGCCGTTGGCGGCAAAGATTTTGTTTGCGGTAGAGGCCTTGATTACTGCCTTGGAATGAGGGCAGTTGCTATCAGAAATCACGGTAGTCGCAACGTCTGTGTAGTGATGCTTTACAACGCCGTCCTCATACTCTACCGATGCATAAATCTTCCCGTTAAAGACATCAGAAAACCACACCTCTTTAATTTTTCCTGCATACCCGGTGAGCTTCACCGAATTAAACAGGCCAGCGCCAAGGTTAATCGTGCCCTCGGAATAAAAGCAATTGAGTTTTCCGAATGCTGCGAAAAGCCCCTTGGTGCCCGGCGGCAAATCAGCGACCTTGACCAGACCGGGCCTTTTTTGAGTGGCCAGACCCGTCGTCACAAACGCGTTTGTCATGTCGCGCAGGCGGTTGGCATCAGAAACCGATGCCCCTTTGCGCAGATCGATGCCGAGATCGAACTTGTCGAAGGTAATAGACCTGATCGCCATTAGCCCACCCTTAGCCGATAGCCGTTGGCAGAGCGAACCACCTGAGCAGGGCGCTTGCCGGCGCCGCTACCACCCATAAAATGGCGCTGGTTCTCGTGCTGATCGGCTTTGAATGTGCGCAGCCGGCGCTCAAACATGCCCCCGTACGCCTGGGCATCTGGGTGCCTGAAGTGGGCCTTGCCCATTGCAATGGCATACATCAAGACAAGGCTACTTGGCACGCTGGGTCGATCAGCGTCTTGCTCAAAACGTGATTTAGGCGCTACATACCAAACGATAAGGTCGTATGCCTGGTCTGGGGTTGGCCAGACCTCTATCTGGCTGGCCGAGTTATCCCAACGCGTCGGGAAAGACAAAAAATCAATCTGAGCCCGGTCGATTTCGCTGATGCCCTGTTCAAGCTTGATGGGGTCATCAGACCCGTACTGTATCCACATGCTTTCAACGCGAGTCGGGTCGATGTCTTCGTCGAGAACATCGTTTACCCAGTCGTACTTGCTGGACCCTTTGGTCAGCCTGATCATGCCCCTGCGGCGCATGGCCTTAACGTCGACCTCTTCGCATATGAGGTCATGCCCCTCTTGCAAAAAGCTGTTCATCAGGTCGCGGTTATTCAGAGCGCCAGGCCCAGAAGAAATGAAGCCCAGCCGGGTTTGCAACTTGGCGCGCAAAGCGCCCAGCGTCTCGTAACGCTCATCAAATCCTGTTGTCATGACGATGTGCCTGTGATTTTGATTTCGGTGCCAACGACGGACAGCTCCAAAGTGATTTGGGTCTTGCCAGTTAAGTCAATAACTACGGGGGTCGGGTCGACGGTCGCAAGCTTAGAGGCTGCAGTGCCGACGGGTTCAAAAAGCGTTCCTATGTCTGCGCCAGTGGACAACAGATAACCCGTAGTGGCCGCACCGCTACCACTCGAAATAAAGTCTTTTGCTTGGAGCCCCTTTAGCTGCGGGGTGGTTTGGTTGGTGGCCACGCGCAATCGGCCGGACGCGACATCAAGCCTGGTGTCCTGCGCAAACAGGTAGTACTGGGCCTTGACGGTTTGGGCCGCCTCGAGGGCTTGCAGGTTAAGCGATCCCTGCATCGTCTGCGGCGCTACCTGGTCATTGCGTATGACCTTGGTGTAGTCCACGGCGCCAGGCGGTCCGGCAGGCCCAGTGTCGCCCTTATCCCCCTTGTCGCCCTTCAGTCCGCGCAGCCCCGTTAAGCCTTGCGGCCCCTGAGCACCAGTATCGCCTTTATCGCCTTTGTCGCCTTTTCCAAAGGCATAGCCTATGGACCAGTCGCCGGTTGCGCTCGAAAGCTTGAAATAAAGCATGCCGGTATCCAGCGCAAGAAACGCAAACCCGGCTGTCTCGTTGTCGTAGTTTGCCCGCTCTGAATAGAGGCCCTTTTCTGACTCGACGAAGGATGCTCCGACCTCACCTTTGTCGCCCTTTGGGCCGGCCGGGCCAACAGGGCCAATATCGCCTTTGTCGCCTTTTGGCCCAGGCGTGGCAAGCCCTGCTTTTGCTTCGTCGGTTAATTGAACGAGCCCAACAGTTTTATGCTCAAGCGTTCCATCGTCTCGTTGGAGCAGCGCTTGGTTAGCCCGAATCGCATTAATAGACGTCGAGACCTTGTCGAACTCGGAGTTTAGTGCAGCGTGGTCCGTTCGATCACCGGAGTTGTCGGTGAAGCTTTTTGTACGGACATAAGAAGGGGCTTGTGGCATGGGGACACCTTGCAGTAAGTCGTTCCCAGTATTTTGAGCCGCCAGGGCGGCGGCTCCGGACAATTGTATTGACGCAGATCAAAGCAAAAATGAGGGTGCCAGCCTGAACAGGTCATCAAGGTCTTGCTCCGTCAGACCAAGTAGCGCAGCGATGGTGGCCATACTCTGGCTGTGCCGCTGCCAAAGCGTTGTCTTTCGATAGGCGATCTGGGCGGTGTATCGCTGAGCGGGGTCGGTGATGCCTTCGATTGCCGCCTCAATATCAGCCTCGGTAATCCCCTTGAGCTGATACAGGGCCATGAGGCCTTGGGCGGGAGTGGCGCTTTCTGGCACCGGCCCCGGATCATCCTGCACGTCCACCACTTCCAAGGCGTCGCCACGCCAGAAGCACCCTTGCGCGACCGGATCATAAAGAGGCGCGTCGACCCCAGCTCGGCCCATCCAGGGCGCCGGGTTGTCGGTGATGATGTGTTCGCCAGTATGCGGGCTGTAAACGTCGTTCATGTTGCGGCTCCAATAAACTTCATGAGGTTGTGGGCGTCAGCCCATTTGGCGTGCCCCATCCAGGACGCCAGAAAGCGGTTGAGCTGGTCGTGCAGGCCGAGGCGGCTATACCGCGCGATCTTGCGTTTTGCGCGCAACACAGAATCGCGGCGCAGCAATTTATGCGTATCCCAGATGCGGTACCCGACGAAGTTGATACCGCGCGCGGCGGGCTGGACGCTCCATTTAGAAAACCGCATCCCCATTGTCGCTTCAGAAAACCACTGCATACCCATGCGCAGCATATCCAGCGCCTCGCGGCTGTGGCCCAGCACCACAATGTCATCCATGTACCGAAAAAACCGGGTAATGCCCACCTTGTGCGCCAGCCAGCGATCAATGATGTGGCCGTAGATATTGGCCGACAGCTGGCTGGTCAGATTGCCAATTGGCAGGCCCACGCCCGTGGCGGGAACGATCTTGCCCAGCAGTTCCAGCGTCGGCTGGCAAGACAGCTTGCGTCGGTATTCGGCGTGCAGCACATCACGCTTGACGCTGTAGAAGTACCTACTAAAGTCAGTCTTGAGCACCCAAGGCTTGACGCCATTGCTTTGCATGCGGCGCAGCTCTGCCTGCACGGCAACCGCAGCCGAGTGCGTTCCCTTGCCTTTGCGGCAGGCATGGCTGGCGGGCAAAAACACCTGGTCGAAAATGGGCTCGATGACGTTGCACAGAGCATGTTGGGCTACTCGGTCCATGAACGGCATCGCGGTAATTTCCCGTGGCTTGGGCTCATATACCCAGAACAAATTGGGATTGCCGGGCTGATATTCGCCACTGGCCAGCGCCTTGCGCAGGTTGGCGATATTGGCGGCAAGGTTCTGCTTAAAGATCAGGTGGCCTCCCGTGTATAGCTTGCCCTTTGCCGCCTTGTGGTACGCGCGGTAAAGGTTGCCTGTCTCGATAATGCGAGGAAACAGGTCTTTGTGCTTCTTGCCCATGACTTCCTTATGGTTGAAAAGTTGCTGGCGCGGCTTTTGATTTTCACTACTCGCCGTTCCCCAGACCCATGAATGTGTTCGCCGAAGCAGGTAGGCCGAGCTGACCATCTGAAATGTGGCCTGACCGGGGTGCCGTAGCTGCCCGGTCGTGTCATAGATAATCGTCACCGGCGGCCCGAACGCTGATGTTCCAGTTCGAGTTCGAGAGCGCGTTGTTGAAGTTCGCGCACCGAGAACCGGAGATCGCCGCGTTGTCACGGTTGCCGCTTTCATCTCGATCTACCCTTTTGCGTTTTGGTGATCCACGCGCCCAGCATGGCGCCTGTTTCGGCCAGATGCACTTCAGCCACTTCGTGCTGGTGCCTGGACAGCAGTTTCCTTGCTGGGCTTGCGGCAAAACGCGGTGCTTGGCTGGCCAGTTCACGACCATGGGGTAAACGTAGTTCACAAACCCCATGTACTTTTCAGTGATGGCCAGGCCCCGCGTTGATGCGCGAACCTCGATGACGGTGGTTGCTTCTGTCATTTACTGCCAGCGCTATCGCGCTGCCCTTCCAAGATTCAGGTGGTCACCGGCGGCCCGAACGCTGATGGACCAGTACGAGTCCGAGAGCGCGTTGAAGAAGATCGCGCACCGAGAACCGGAGATCGCCGCGTGGCCACGGATGCCGCCCAGCAAGACCAAGCCAGACGACCCATACCAGCTACCGCGACCAATATCGGCCCAAGCCGATCCGCCGACACTTTTGATCGGCCCGCCGATGACCCACTGATGCCCCGTCGCCTGCTCGACCCCGATCCGGCTGGTATAGCCCGGCTGTCGTGCTGTAGCCGGGATAGTGGATGCAGCGCCGCCCAGCGACTGCGCCTCTGTCACGCCAAAGGCGAACCCCATGAATTCTTCATATGTTGGCAATCGCAGGCCAAAGGCCGACACCAGCTCGTGCGCCTCGAAGGCCGACAGGCGCGAGTACTTAAGCACGCCGTTGCCGCCCCACTTGGCCGGGATATACGGCAGCACCGTGCCCGATGCCACGTTGGTGTTGTAAGCAGACGGCCCATGAATGTGGGGGCTGTCTGACATCAGATAGATGCCCGCCCACATCTGCTTGATCGGGTCGAAGGTCATGCCGCGCTGCTCGCCAGCACACCGGAAAGTTAAATCCCAAATCGAAAACTCATTGATGCCGGCCAGCTTGTCGACATCGGACTGTGTCCAGCCGAACGAGCCGCCGCCCGAGGTGATGCCGGCGGTTGAAAAGCTACCCGATGCTGGGGTTGTGCCCGAGGCGATGAGGCCGTAGTGGAAGCCGCCGATTTTTACCGCATTGGCAGCAGGCGCTGCGGCCGGTGCGCTGAACGGGTCGGCAACCGCCTGAGCGGTACCGTCTTCCAGCACCCAGACCGAGTAATCAGCCCCGGGGGTGAGGGTTGGCATGATGATGGGCGTGTCGACGGCGAACGTCTTGGCGACCAAGTTAACGATAACCGTGGTGCCGGCCTGAATCACTGCCGTGCCAGCGCCGGTCTTTTTAATGGCCAGGCCGTCGTAGTTCTTAACGAAGAAGAAGGGTTGAGTCAGCGATTCGACGTAAGACTGGGCCGCGGCTTCTGATGCTGCCGCATTGCCCTCAGACAGCGCCGCTGCGTTCGCCGAGCTGGCGGCATTGCTTTCGCTGGTGGCTGCATTACCGGCGGACAAAGATGCGGCGCCGGCCGAATTGGCCGCGTTCTGCTCGCTGGTTGAAGCGTTACCTTCGGAAATGGCGGCTGCTTGTTCTGAGGCAAGTGCGGCCTGGGCCGATCCGGCCGCATTGTTCTCGGACTGCAGCGCATTGGCCTCAGAAACGCCTGCCGCCTGCGCGCTGGCCAAAGCATCATTTTTGCTCTGCAATGCGGCAGCCGCCGAGTTTTGGGCGCTGATGCGGCTATTGTCGGCAGAGGTGGCGCTGCCGGCGGCATTAGAAGCTGATTGTGCGGCGGCATTTGCTGAGTTTAGTGACGCTTGGGCATAGGTATCTGCCAAAGAGGCGGCGTTAACAGCCTCAGACGCAGCCGCTTGGGCCTCTTGCACTTTGTCGTCAATACCTACGCCAACGGACGCAATGATTTGGTCTTGCAGCCCTGGCGCGAGCGATTCCTCGGTGACAATACCGTTTGCCAGCCCCCCGTCGTCACGCTGGACAAGGGCAAGGTTTGCACGGATCGCGTTGACTGAGCTTGAAACCGCGTCCAGCTCTGCATTCAATGCGGGATGATCGGTGTTATCCCCATAATCTTCCGCAAAGTCCTTGGTCCGGTTGTAACGAGGGGGCTGGGCCATGGCTTACTCCTTATCCCCGCTATCCCGGGCTGTCGTTTTCTTGGCGCCGGCGGCCGCGTTGCTCTCAATGGCTTTCTCAAGACCTTTGGTTGCTCGCTTGCCATAAACCTGCTCTACAAAGACGCCATCTTCATTGCCGCCATACTTGGAGGTCAGGCGGTCAAATTCGGTATCAGCCACATCAGTTTGCCCGGCGGGCTCTGCCGACTTCAGATAGTCATCAGTGATGAGCTTTCCCTCGGGCGTCTGGATGCACTCCTCGCCAAAAATGGTTTTCAAAATTGGGATTTCATGCTCGGTCACGATCGTTGGCGTAATCGTGTGAGCATCGCGGCGCACAAGCACGCTGAAAAGTTTTGCTTTCATAGCTTTCATTTCGGTATTCCTTAAAAAGCCCGTCGAGGCCGAAGCCCCAACGGGAAACCCAAGTGGATTGATCAGGCGATAGCCAGTACGGAGTGGGCGTTGGACCGCTTGAGCACCAGCGCCAAGCGCAGGTTGATCATGTGGTACATAGCCAGGACGTCGTGAGGACGCACGGGGGTGACGATGTCCATGTCGTCATCGCGCAGTTCCATGAACCGGGTGTTCAGGAAGTAGCAGCGCTTTTCCCATGGGATCAGGGGGGTATCCAAGGCATCGAGCGTTTCGAAGTTCGGATCCCAGACAATGGGCACACCCTTAAAGAACAGGCCCGTATCGGCACCCGTACCGACGCCGACGTCTACGCGTTTTGCCGAACCAGATTCAGCGTTTTGAGTGATGGTTACGGTCTTGCGATAGGCGTCGATAAATGCCGAGCCAGCCAGGATGAAGTCAGGCGTGCCGCCGTTTCGGATGCACTTGCGCCATTGGGCTTCCATGGCATCAGCCAAAGCGCCTGCCGTGCCACTGGCAATTGCTGTGGCGGTGTTGTTTCGCCAGTAAAGGGCTGTTGATCGGTCGATGCCGCCGACGGTGCCGGTGGCCGGGGCGGTCGCGATCAGCCCGTCCAGACCTGTCACCGCGTCGGAAGATGCCGAACCGTCTCGGTGCAGCTCAAGATCAAGCTTCTCGAAAAAGCCCAGCTTGAAAGATTCCATTTGCTCATCGAGCAAGTTAACCAGCTGGATCTTCTCGCTTTGTTCCAGCTTGTATTGGCCGCGTTCGCCCTCGCGGACCTTAATGCCGTTGCCGAAAAGGGTGTCGTGAGAAATGTAAAAACCGTCGACCGCACGGCGCCAAGGAAAAGCGGCTTGGTCTGTGGTTTGGCGTTTGTTAAAGCTGACCGCAGTTTCGCCATAGGCCCAGGCAAAGTTGCTGTCGTAGCTCTTGCGAACGTTAACGACCACGTTTTGCTTGGCGCCAAGGAAAAGCTTGCGCTTGGCCATGAGTTTTTTGAGTAGCGGGTGCTCTACGCCGATCTGATCGACCGGGGTATTCCGCATGTACTCATCGAGAGATACCTTGCCAAGATAGGCAAGGTCGGGTGCTGAAATAGGCATATGTCGCTCCATTGCGAAAGTTAGAAATCAACTTCCACACCGGGCCCGAACACCAATCGAGCGATTCCCCGTTCCAGGCTTACCGTGCGTGACTCTCGGCTTTCTACGACTGAACCCTTTGGGATGGTGCTACCGGACGCGACCCCGGCTAACAGCGACAAATTTCGGTGGGTAAGCCCTTGTGACTGGGCTTAAACGAATTATGCGTCGCCCGCGTAAGCGCCCTGGATTTTTGTTCAAATCCCCATCGAATCAAGAATTGAAGAAAGCTTCTGCACGGGATCATCGCCAGGGCGGCCCATTGGTGAGCCGACCGCCTGGGGCCGGGCTCGGATGGGCGACGGCGACGGGCTGCGCGGCGCAACCTGAATGTTGTCGTACATCCACCTGATGGCTTGCGACATTTGCTCGGGCCGATACGTGCGAACAAACTCCTGGATATTGTTGGGGTCTTTGAAGTACTTGCTCAGAACTTCCATTCGCGGCTGGTGGTCAACTTCATGGGCCCGCGTATTCAGGTACGACTCGACCTGCGCCAGCGACGATTGAAGCGCCTGGGTCTGTTGCTGCTGCTCTTGCTCGGCCTGGCGCTGCTGCTGCTGTGTTTGCTGGGCCTGCTGTTGCTGCCGGCGGTACTGGGCCAGCTCAAGCGCGGCTTGGCGGTCCAGCTCGAACGCATTCACGCGCTGCGCCAGATCAGGGAAGTCGGCCAAAACATCAACGCCCGGCGCGTCCTGACCAAGGCGCTTGTAAATATCGACGCGAACCTGCTCGATCATTTGTGCCGCAAGCTGCAGACTCTGCGGATCATTGGAATTGGCCAGGCGTGAAAATTCTATGTGCTGGGCAAACTGGGTTGCATCCATCCCGGCGCCCTCAAGCACCGTACGCACCTCAGCCATGCTGCGATCAAGCTGCTCGGCCTTTGCCCGCACCTCATTACGCTCGGCAATCAGTCGTTGGACTCGCTCACGGCCGCGTTCTGACTTAATGCCTTCGAGCAAATCCGCGTCTTCGTCTTTCGGCGCGCTCTTTTTTTCTTCCGTGGTCGGCTTTGCAGCTTTGGGATCGACTGCCGCGCCGGCGTCGTCAACTGCTTTTGCGCCGTCAGCGGGTTTGGGTGCAAAGCGGCCTTGTTCGTCGCGCAGCGGGCTGACGTCGTGCCCCTCTTCATTATTGACATTTGTGTCGCCTTCTTCAGCGGTCAGCGTGTCGAGAAACGCCGCCGCCTCGCTCGCCCGTTCCTCTGGTGGCTGCTGGTGATCTACCTGGGAATGATCGACTTCGGTTTGGGCTGCGCTTTCGGCTGCTGCCTGGTCTTCGAGTTCTTTGCTCATTTATCAAGCTCCTTGGGTTAAAAGGTTTGCCATTGCTGGCGGGGGTGGCGGTAATCCGCTCTGGTCTTCTTGAATTGGGGGCTGTTCTGGCTGAGCTGGTGAAACGCCCTGCATGGCCATGGCTTGCTCTGCAGCCGCCGGCTGTGCGGCTGGCTGGCTTTGCGGCATAACGGGCAAGAACTCTTCAACGTCCACGCGCTCATCGAACCGGCGCAGCGTCTCTTCGAGAATGGCGCGCAGTGGCGAGTAGTCAATGCCTTGGGCGGCCAGCTGCATGATCTGGCTGATAAGGTTCATGATGATTGGCAACGCCTGAGCCCAGTTCTCTTGCAGGCGCAACTTGTCGGGGGCCCCGGTGGTGCCGGCGCGAATCTCCAGCTGAACCATGTCGAACACCTGCTCTCGGCTCAATTGCGGCCAATCAAAGCTGGGCTCGTAAACCGGCATGCCCGTCATCTTGTCAACGGTAGCCTTCCCGGGCCCCATATACCTAGCCACCTGCTCGGGCGTCAGGTTCATTAGCAAGATTTGCGCCGAGTACTGGGCGACCTCTTGCAAGAAGTCTTCCATTCGGTCGCGCATTTCAGAAACCCGACCAGAAAGCGACTGCTGCATAATTGACGCCTCAGTCGCGGTCTTTGGCGTGACGACAGTCGAACGCGCGGCGTCTTGCAGGCCGGTAACTTGCTCCCAATCGGCTCGAATAGAGCTGGTGTCGTAGTCAACCGGGTTAATCGGCACAGATGGGCGCGGCTGGATGATTTGGTTAAGGGGCTTTGCCGAGTCGGTCTTGAGAACAACGACCTCGCCAAGGTCAGACTCTGTCACCTTGGTGATGTTTTTCTCGCTGATCTCGCCGCCGTCTACTACCAAGCCAGGCTTGTTCAATTCGCGATGCTCTTTGAACTTGTCCCGTGTTTCGTTGTACTCAAGCTCTAACTTGCGAGTGAGGTCGACAAAACAGGGCGCGATAAAGTCGTTGTCGACCGTGGCGAACGGAAAAAGAAAATAGGGATACCAACGTTCGCCAACGGTATCCGGGCTATAGGGGTCGCGGCACCAGAACTTGCAGCCGTCGGCCATGGTGTAAATGCGTTGCGATTGCCGATCCCAAATTTCAAAAATGACAATCATGGGGTCATCGCCGGTGTCTTTGCCGGGCATAGAGGCAATGCGCCGATCGTGGGGGCCATCGTAAGCCCCTTCTTTGTAAACCAGCGCCTTGGAAAGATCGACCTTGTACTTAGCCTGGGCGTCACTGCGACGCATCGGGATGATCTGGGCCATCCAGCGCGCGTTGGGGTATTCGTCAAACTCGCAAACATCAGGGTCGATTAGCAGCTGGTCGGACGGCACCTTGTCTATGGCCAGCCCTTCTGCCGCCACTACCTCGGTCTGCTGCTCGAGCGCTTTCATCGTTTCGCGCAGCTCGGCTAGGGTCGCTTCGTGCTCTTGTGCCCGCTCAGGGTTGTCGGCTTCCTGAATCAGATGCTCCAGGCGCACGATGTTGTCTTGGGTGTCGTTAATCCGGTCTCGGATGTAAGGGTCAGTGTTGATATCCCGCTGGTAGGTGACCTTAATCACCCCGTGATAACAGGTCATGGCGGCCGTCAGCAGCGACTTTGCCCGCTTTTTTAGGCCGGCATCGACCAGCGCCCGATTCGTGACTGTTTCAAGGGTCTGGCAAAACAGCTTGAGGTCTTTGTTGACGTACTTGGCCGTTACACTGATTTCAGGGTTTTTGGCGTAGACATTTGGAATTGTTGCCGTCATCGTCGACAGCATCAGGTTCGCTCGTTTCGTGGTCGGCCCGCCATCGCGCCCGAACTCGAGATCGCGCACCTCTTTGCGGTTTTTCCGCATTTGCTCAAAGACCTTGTCCCAGTGCTTTTTGGCAGCCGCGATTTTCTTTTCCCATTTGGCCGCAAGCTCGTCGGTCTCAGGCGTTGCAAGCCCGGACCCCTGCTGGTTGCTGTCGTTAAACATGTGGTTCGATCCTGTGGTTTCCATAGTCATCAACAGTATGGCCAGGGGTTTCGGCGTCATCGGATTTTTGTTCTTCTTCGGGGTTGCGGCGTCGACGCATCACCCCATAACGCAACGCGTCGACGGCGTGGTCTTCGCCGCTGGAGTCATATTTCTCCGGGTCAAGGTCGTCTGGGCCAATGGCCGGCAGCGTTCGAATCAAATGCTTGCAGGTGCTGAATATCTTCAGCTTTCCCTCGGCCAAAAGCCTAAATAGCTCTTGTGAACCGTTGGCAACTGAGCCGCGCGCGTTCCAGGCAGGCTGCCAGCGCACGCCCTTATCTTTGAATATCTGGCCGATTGATCGGTCGGCTCCGATCTTAGAAAAGATGCTGGGGTCGGCCAGATTCATGCGGTACTCGTACCCGAGGCGTTCGTCATGCTCTTCGATCTTGCGTACCTTGGTAGCAACCTTGTCGGCCGGCTCTTTGGTGCCTTCGCCCTCTTTCTCGCCAGCGCCATAAAGCTCACGCCAGATGTATATGCAGCCGTCCGGGTCCATGGCCAGCCACAGCACGCAGTAGGGCGCGGCAAACCCCCAGTCCATGGACTTCCACACATTCCAATGACTCGGGATCGGGAACGGCTCGACAATGTGGCGCTTTGGGTTCCACACGGATTCGAAGAATGCGCCGACGTGAATGTCCCAGTCGCCTTCAAGCCATGCTTTCTTGCGATTCGGGTCTTTCAGAGCTTGAAGGGTGCGGACGTACTCGGGGTCATTCTTAAGCAAAATGACGTTTTCGGTAATGGTCGAGTGGATGGCCACCCGGGGCTTTTCGCCATCTTCACGAATAACAGTGCCTGGGCGAACGCCGCCGGTACCGAGCTTGTACCGTTTCTTGACGACGGCGTGACCAACGCCGAACGGGTTGCAGGTTGCCCGCACCATGCGAGGCATGCCGGGCTCGGCAGAACGGCAGGTAGAGTGCATGGCCTCAAAAAAGGCTAACGAGCGCCAGTTCGTGAGCTCTTCGAAGCCCAGCCAGGGGTATTCGTGCCCGTGGTAGTTCCAATAGTCGTCTTCTTTGGCGCCGTACCGGAACAACAGCATCTCGCCGTCTGGCCATGTCCATGAATAATCTGACTCGTTAAACCGGGCTTTGGGGAAAATGCGCTTGAACCACGTCTTCGACTTTTTGACCACGTCCGCCAGCTGCGGGTAAGTCAAACGGAAAAGTGCCCCGCGCCAGTGCTCACCAAAGCCGCGCCCGACATGCTGGGCGTACGACATCAAAAGCGCGTCTGTTTTACCGCCGCCGCGCGTGCCCTCGAGCAGCGCTTCATATATTGGGCAGGTTAAGAAGCTGGTCTGGCTGCCCGGCAGTGGGCGCCAGATTACATTGGGTGCTGGCATGCTAGCAGTATGCCCAGCGCCGCGTGGGGCGCCGGACAATCGTTCATCCCTGCTGTTGCTGCTTTTCCCACTCTGCTTCGCTCATGGTGCCAGGAACAACGAGAACACCAGAGTTAATTTTGTCGCCGCCCGAAGTGATGTCGAGTCTGTCGTTGAACATTCCAAGGTGGCGCGCGACATTCTCCAAGGCCTTCTCCCTGTCGGCAGCAAGCACCTGAAGGCCATCTTTGCCGATTTTTACGCCAGCAAACGCCATTCGGGCAGGGCCGGACAGCTCCCGAGAATCTTTAACGTGTATCTTGCCCAGGCCCTCGCCTGCGCATTCTGGGCAGGCCGGGTTAGGCGCTCGGTTCGACAGGTAGCCGAATCCTCCAGAACAGTCGGGCGCAGGCCTTTTCGAGTTCTTGGCCAACCTGGACTCTTTGGCATATTCCTGTTCCGTCCATTGGTATTTAAAGCCTTTGCCCCAGCAATGACGGCAGCACTCACGGCGGTATTCAACCAGCTCGTTCATGTCGACGTTGGCCAATTGCCACCAACGCTGAAGCACCATTTCTTGCGTGATGTTGGTTCGTTCAGACAGTTTTTTCTGGGCAGCTGCTACTGCAGCGGCCACCTTGACATTTGATAACAAACGGCTGGACTGCTCTTGCGCGGTCTTTTCGCTGTACCCGGCGCGAACCGCCGCCTGTTTTGCATTCAGGTCAATCAGGTACTCTTCGACAAATCTAGCTTGTCTTGGACTTAGACTCATGACACACCTATCAACATCAACTGCCCGTTTACGCACAGGCGGGGTTCATCATCGTTCAGCATTCGCAGGTACTTTGGCTGCAGCTGCACTACGTCTTGTCGGTCGCCGCCGTCCAGCTTGATCATGACCCGCATGAACGGGTCGAATTTCGACTCATAGCCTTTGTGCGCGACAACAACGCCGGTTTTCCCCGTTGGCGTGACGACAACGGACCCGATTGGGAAGTCCTCGACGTCACGATCTTGGCTTTCCATAGATCCACCCTGCGTTAGGCCGGGTATCGCTTTGCAATGCCGCGATTTTTGGTTCATCACGTTGTGCACGCTCTTGAATGGCGCGCATTTTGGGGCTGACCTTGTAGCTTGGCCGCGCGATGGGGTTGTTGCCTGGAACATATGGATTCTTCACGCCTTTGCCTCTTGCGTTACGGCCCAGTCCAGAATGGCCAGCGCGTCGGCCGAGTTGTCGCCATCTGGGCGAAAGCCGCGGCGCTTGGCCTCGGCGATCATGTCTTCTTTCTTGGCATTGCCTTTGCCGGTCCAATGCTTTTTCACGGTCCCCACGCCGACCGGCTGCAGGGTCAGGCTGTGCGAATCGGCCAGCATTTCGACCAGGGCGAGAAAGGCGCCGTAGACGTGCGCCGCATCGGTGCCGACATGTCGCTTTACGTCCTCGTACGCAATGTGGTTCACCTGGTGCTGCACGATGGCTGTGCTTAGCCAGCTGCGAAAGCGTTGCCAGCGCTGGCCGGGTGTCCACGACTTGCGAGGTGTGAAAGCCTCGGTGCCGTGAATGGTTTTGCCGTCTCGGTTGCGGATGGCGTAGCCCGTCTTGGTGCCCAGATCCAGCGCCAGAATGACGATGTTGCTTTCCGGTTTTGTCACCGGGGAAAGAGGCGGGAAAGGGTTCGTGCTTTCAAACGCCAGATCGTGAGTGGTTTCGGTTTTCATACGTCAAACGCTCCCACGTAATCCGATGCTGACGTCCAGGTTTCGTTCGGCCTTTTTTCTGGTTCTTGCTTTGGCTGTAGCGTTTTTTGACCTGGCCGGCATTCGTCGTCCAAAACTTCGAACATGTGTCGACCGATACGCTGCACCGTGACCGGCCCGCCCTTGCAGTTCAGCAGGTCTTCACGTCCATGGCGCTTGAGCGCTGCCCGAAGCTCTGGCGGTACCGGTCGTCCTGGCGGCACGTTTACGCACCGAAAGGCCAAGCGGTAGAGCCGGTGCCGGTTGTTGGCCAGCGCCGTGATCTGCCCGTTTTCGCTGTACTGCGCGCCAAAGTGCAGGCGGCAAAACCACTCCGAAGAGCCTGTTGTGCTCGAGCTGATCGTGCCGGGCAATTCACAGCCGTTGATGCAGCACAGCGAGGCTGGCTTTTGGTCTGCGTGCCGAGGCTCTTGCGGCTGTTGTCGAGGCGTTTTCACGCCAGCGGCTGCGGTTGCGTAATCGCTCATTCTGCGGTCTCCGATGGTTCTGCCTCACGGCGTCGGATTTCTTCGAAAATCCGGTCTTTGAAGCTGGCGTAGTCTTCGCTGGGTCGGGCGAACATGCCCATTTCTCGGCCCTTTCGGTCAATGCCGTTGTTCGACATCCACCAGCGGTCCTGCGGTTCGGCCTTGCCCGACTTTCCGGACGTCTGGACGTCTTTCGGCTCTCGAAGGTCGGCAAGAATCGTGTCGAGGTATCCGGCGTTGACGGGCTGCGGATTGGCCTGCGTCTGTCGACGTTGCTGGGCGAGCTCGAGGGCTTGCAGTGCCTGGGCGTCGGTTACCCCCGTCTCGGCCCATTTCCGGACTCTGGGGTCCGATGCTTGCAGCGATGCGCCGCGTTTTCGCAGCATGGCGGTCAGCTCGATTGCTCGGCCATGCATCGGGTCGGAGTTAAGGCCAGTTTCTTTTCCTTCGGGCGGCGCGGCAACGGTTTCGCGCTGTTGCGTAGATGTAACACTTGTAGATACTGCCGCTTGCTCCTGTTTCTGTTCCTGTTCCTGTTCCTGTTCCTGCTTCTGGCTTTGAAGGGGCTTTAAAGGGGCTTCGGTGGGGCTATCAAATGCAGCGTTTTCAGGCAGGTGATAGGCGTTGCTGTATTTGGCATAAAAGCCTTGTTTTATCGGGCCTTCAGGGAGATTTTCGTATTGTTTTTGGATGTCTTTGACGCGGTTATCCGTCGCCTTCAACGAGTCGCCGATCTGAAACTTTGCCATTTCGTGGATCCAGACCATTTCCGAATCTTCGTCGTACGTACAAAAGCCCCTTTCTATAAGCTTTTTAAGGCCCTCATAAGCCCCTTCAAAGGGGCTGCCAGTTTCGTGAGATATGTAGATAACAGGGCAGTTGAAAACCCCGATCATGTTTGAGTGAGGGCTCGTCATTAGATACAAGGCGACAATCTGCGCTTGCAAATCGCCTCGCAAAGATCGTCCAGTTTTTCCAGTCCAAAACTGGGCTGAGACTTTAGAATAGTCACGCATCCTTAATTCCCTTCCTCGTGTTGCAGGTAGTGCACAGAACGCGCAAATTCGACCTGTCGTTCGTCCCTCCCTTGGCCTTCGGAACGATGTGATCAATGCTCAGATACACCCCCTCGGTATGCGTGTAATAGCCGTACCCACCTCTTGGAAAACGTTTCTCAAAACCTACAATTCCGCATGAAGCGCACTTGAGTCCGTCCTCGCGGAAAACACGCCTTCTAAGTGATGTCGGCACACCTGAACCGTTAGGCATGGTTGCCCCCATACGCGAATTGCCGGCGCAGCTCGTGAAAGCGCTTGGCGGCCGTTTCGCTCTGATCCAGTTCGCGCCGTGAAATAACGCCGCACTGCTTGCGCACATAGGCAGCGGCCTTCTCTGCGCTGTTCACGCCAACATGTCTTTGGAAGGCCGGGTTCGCGCACAGAATGGCGGCCGTCTTGGCTAGGGTGTGTGTCTGGGCCATCAATTGCCCCCCCTTCGGCCTGTGGCCATGTCTTCGGCCCAAATGCGCCGTTCACGCTCTTTGTTAAGCTGGGATTCAAGCTCTTCGATACGTCGCTGCGCTTCGGTCTTCAACATCACAAGGCCATATCCCCGATGGCTGGCCAACCATTTAAGCGGCGCTTCGTTGCCGCAAAGGTCCATGAGGTCGCACAGCTTGTTAACCGGGAAGTGGGCATCGCCCTTCATGATTCGCGACCAGTGCCCGGCATCAATGCCCAGAGACAAATACACCTCTTTGTCTTCCAGGCCAGATACCTGCACACACAAAGCAATGGCACCGGCCATGGTCGACTGGCGCTCGATCAGCTGCATCGGCACGTCTACTTTCTCGGCCTTTCGGGCTAGGGCCAATTCCGGATACGCAACGGGGTTCATATTTTTAGACCGCATTTGACTGTCCCCTTTGGGCAAAAAAATACGAAGATGACGTCAAGGCTGGGCTGATCACATCGCCTAGGCCGATTGGGATGCGGTCGTCGCGCTTGGGGATGAGATGGTCATCCATGAACGACCTCGGCGTTAGGCGGGGGGGATGTGACCAGCTCTGGCCAGATCTGAGCCCAGTCATCAGGGCGCAGCTCTTGGCGCGTTACGGCACCCTTCGTGGCTCGTTCGATGGCGGAGCACTTCTCAACCGGCAACCGGCGCTTGCCGTCGCGGTAGAAGCAAATTGCTTGGGTGCTAACCCCAATTTCACGGGCGAGCGCCGAAGCACTTCCCGCGATTTCGATAGCTTTGTTAATTGCATTCATGCCTAAATTCTACAAGTGTAGATTTATTAAATCAACAATTGTGTTTGTGCATGTTTCTACGATTGTTTAAATTGCTGCAATGTCACTAGGCTCTCAAGTCCGTAAACACCGCAAGCTCAGGGGATGGACCCTGGAAGAGCTTGAAAAGCGTTCCGGCGTTTCGCGGGGGACGATCAGTGCGCTCGAAAATCGCGATAGCAGCAAATCACAATATGCGACGGACCTAGCTGCAGCATTTGGCCTGACAGTCCAGCAGCTGCTTGAAGAAACAACGATGGACGCCAAAGGGTCCTTACAAGAGCCTACCCCGAAGCGACAGGTGTCTAATGCTGGTGAGTTTTTTTTGCTTGAAGATGAGGCAAGGCTTGTCAAAAGCTATAGAAAGCTCACCAAGCCTGAAAAAGCCTACATTTTGGCTAAAGCTCAAGAGTTCATTGACGACAGAGCTACCGAGGCCGAATCGCCAAAAAAATCCGCGTGATAGATGGCGGTATAACGGCTACAAATACAGTCATTATCAGCACATCAAAAATGAAAGATAAGCCTCCTAATTTTTTGCGCCTAGTTTGGAGCGATGGCATTTTTTTAGGCCAAAGGTAACTGTATGAAATTTTTATTACCGTTAGTTTTTTTGCTGATTTCAGGCTGCTTCGATAGCGAACAGTGGACCGGTTTTGTATATCCAGACCGGAATAACATCCCGTTCGCTGGCGAAGTCCAAAACTTCACAATCGGCAAGTTCCCAGACCTACAGAGTTGCAGAGCGGGCGCCAATGAAACGATGCGCTCAATGGGCGTACGCGGCAGATTAGCCGACTATGAGTGCGGCTTGAATTGTCGGGAAAAAGAGGGCTTTGGCGGCTTGTTAATTTGCGAAGAAACAAGCCGCTAATTTAAGCGGCACAATTCACCCACTACTAAAAGGAGAAGTCATGCGTAAGTTTTTCTTGACAATAATGCTCGTTGTTTTTGGCGCCTCATCGATTGCGCCCGCCTTTGCCCATAGCGGCGGAACTGATCGATACGGGTGCCATCGCGATAACAGTAACGGCACGCGCCACTGCCATTAACACCAGCAAAAAATAACCAACCCGCTGCATGGCGGGTTTTGTTTTAGAAAAAAATCTACGATTGTTGACATAAATAAATCTACACATGTAGAATTATCCCATCAACACACCAAACCGGTGTTTGATCGGGAAGCCCGCCAACGTGAGGTGGGAATGCGGCCAGTGCTGAAAACTGGTGACCGGATGACCTGGCAAACCGATGGAACGCAGCCAGCGACGCGAGAGGGTGACATGCCAAGCATGTATTCGGAATGGCCTGGAAACAGGCCCATAATCAAGGCGGCGGCGTGGAAAGCAGACACGCAGCAGAAAGCTATATGCGGAACGTAAACGGTTAGTGACCGCCAGACAAGGCCAGTCTGGTTAAGTTCGTGTGTTCCAGCCGGGGTAGCGTCCGGCCCGCCTTGATGATGGTGTCCACAAGCGTGGTGCAGCGCTAGGAGTAGCGAAGAACCTGAAATCTCCTGAGCTGGTTTATCCAGCCAATACCAAAAAGGCGGCGGGAAAATAAGCGGGAGTAGCGCCCCGGTGCCATCACTCCCGGAATCTCTTGGAAAGTTGGGAGTAAAGATACAGCAAGAGTGACGCCCAGGAAGAGCACTGGGATTAATCGAAGCGGATGCGGGAACACCCAGGTTGCGAATACGCGCCCTGCCTGTGCAGCCTCGCGACTGGCCCACGATACGGGCCACCCCAATTGCAGACTACCCGAAGGCAACAAACCCTTCGGGCCTGCGACTCGCTGGCAGACGAGTGATAAAGACATTGCTTGTGCGCCTTTGTGGCAGGGCCTGGCAAGCCGCACATGAGGCCAACTAGACGGTCAGCTGCCAACTGACGCCGGAATAACGTAACCGGCACCCTATTCCGCAGTAGCTCATGGAGAGCACCCGGTACTTAACCGGAAGGCGTGAGTGCGACGGCACTTTGGTTCGATTCCCGCCTGCGGCACCCTCAAGCAGTGGCGTTCGGTACAGCGTCTTAGCCGCGCTGATAACGACTCCCTCCCGTTGACCCTAACCCCGGGGCTTTACACCGGGCCCGAGCGTCACTCCTTGAGGGCTGCAGCGTTGCGGCTTGGCCCCGCAACAACACAAACCATCTGACTACGTGAAGGCGAACGACGCTGCCTCAAGCGAAGCTGCCTGCCCTCACCCTCTTTTCTTACTCCCCCAGGAGCCCCCATGACCTACGTACTTGACCGGGACGGCATAGCTGCCTGCCCCGATGATCCGTTGCGCGTCGGCGCCCCCACTTACATCGACATCAACTACGAACAGATCGACGCCCTGGCCGCCGATTACGAGCACGAGGTTTACCAGGTCATCGACGGCTATCGCTCAACCGCCAAGATCGCTGGCGACAGTTACGACGTTACCGAGCTATTCGAACTGATTTTCATGGTCGATAACCCGGAAACCATGCGACTGCTGATGGCCTACGACCGCGCAACAAAAGAACGGCTGATCAGCGCCTGGTGCAAGAGCATGGCCGAAAAACAAATTTTAGGGGAATGACATGTCCGCAACCGATTACGCGCTGATGCTTATCGCCATGGTGGCCTTATCCGGGCTCATCGTCTTTGTGTGGGAACGGTACCTAAACCCGCCACTGATTAAGAAGTACGACGGGCAAGGCGCATGGGCAAAGAACAGTTCAAAAATTCCCTGGTACGCATGGCTATTGTCGCCAGCAGTATTAGCACTCTTTCTTTTTGGGCCGACTGTGGCCGCACGAATTATAGGATAAGAAAATGTCAGATAACAAAAACGCCCTTGCCGTCCGACAAGAATTCGGCGCATCGGAAAGCTCATTTGCTGTAGTGGAAACCGCATCAACCGCCATAGCAGCGCAGTCCAAGGCGATGGTCGAATCGCGCTACATCATGGCCATGCGCAACCCACGCAACTGGGACGCCGTGCGTCAAGACTTGATCAAGGAGTGTCGCCGCCCGAGCTTCGCCAACAACAAGAGCGCCTACTACATCAAGCCGATCGGCAATGGCGTGGAAGGCCTGGGCATCCGGTTTGTGGAAGTCGCGCTGCGCTGCATGAAGAATGTCCTAGTGGAAACCACGATGATCTTCGAGGATGACATTAAGGAAGTGCACCGCGTTTCGGTGACCGACCTGGAAGCCAATATCACCTACCCGCTAGATGTGCGTGTCTCCAAGACGGTGGAGCGGTCCCGCCCAAACAGCGACGGCTCGTACATCAGCGTTCGCAAAAACAGCTACAACAAGGACGTTTACACGGTTGTCGGCACCGACGACGACATTCTGAACAAGCGCGGCGCCCTGATTTCGAAGGCGATCCGCACCATCGGTCTGCGCATCATCCCCGGCGACCTCTGCGATGAAGCGGAAGAAATTATCAAAAGCATTCGCCTGGATGAAGCAGCGAAAGATCCGGACGCCGAGCGCCGCAAGATCGTCGATGCGTTTTCCGATATCGGCGTTACCGCGACCGACCTCACCGGCTACTTGGGTCACGACCTGGGCAAATGCTCGCCGGCCGAGATCGTGAAGCTGCGCGGCATATATGGCGCCATCAAGGACGGCGAAGCCACTTGGCAGACCGTCATGCATAACGAGGCCGAGCAGCAGAAGACACCTGCCACCGACGCCGCCAAGCCCAAAATATGCTCTCAAGAGTCCTTCGAAAAGAAGAGGGCCGGCTGGAAGGCAGCCATCGAAGGCGGCAAAAAATCGGTTAATGACCTCATCGCCACTATTGAATCCAAAGAACTGCTGACCGAAGACCAGAAGATGGAAGTCGCGTCGTGGGCAGTCGCCAAAAACCAAGGAGAGTAACGTGCAAATCCATAATCTCGTCCAGGGCACGCCCGAGTGGCACCAATTCCGCCTGGAGCACTACGGTGCCAGCGAAGCTGCCGCAATGCTTGGCCTATCCAAGAAAGTGAAGAGGACCGAGTTGCTACACATGAAGCACACTGGCAACGCAAAGGAGTTCAGCGATTGGGTGCAAGAGAATATTCTGGACCACGGCCATGAAGTCGAAGCGCTGGCCCGCCCACTCGCGGAAGACCTGATCGGCGAAGATTTGTACCCGGTTACCTGCTCGGACGGCAAGTTGTCTGCATCTTGCGACGGCCTGACCATGTCCGAAGCCATCGTTTTTGAGCACAAGCAATGGAATGAGGCGCTAGCCGCATCAGTCCAGGCAGGTATCGTGCCAGACGAACACATGCCCCAGTGCCAGCAGCTACTACTCGTGACCTCAGCCGAAAAGGTCATCTTTGTAGTATCGGACGGCACGGAAGAAAAGCGTGTCTTTACGGAAGTTTTGCCATCGCCGGAGTGGTTCGACCGCATCCGTGCTGGCTGGGCCCAGTTCGATAAAGACCTTGCCGAGTACCAGCCTGTCCGGTACGCCGAAAAGCCTGTTGCAGACACCATCATGCAATTACCCGCCCTCGCTGTGCAGATCCGCGGCGAAGTGGTCCTAAGCAATCTGCCCCAATTCAAGGCGGCGGCCACCAAGTTCATTGCCGACATCAAGACTGATCTTGAAACCGACGAGGACTTCTCCAACGCCGAGGCTACAGTCAAGTTTTGCGAAAAGGCGGAAAAGGATCTCGAGCTCACCAAGTCGGCAGCTCTGGGGCAGACAGCCAGCATTGACGAACTCATGAAGACCATCGACTTCATCCAGGCGGAACTGCGCACCAAGCGCCTGGCACTCTCCAAACTGGTCACCAGCAAGAAGGCCGAGATAAAGGATGGGGTCATGCTTCGCGCTGGCAGGGCATTTGCCCAGCACATCGAGTCGCTCGAAGCCGAAATCAAGCCTATCCGCCTGGAATACAGCCGCCCGGACTTCGCCGGCGCGGCCAAGAACAAGCGCACCCTGGCCAGCCTGAATGATGCCGTCGACACGGAGCTGGCGAACGCCAAGATTGCTGTCGACGCCGTCGCCAAGGGCATCCGCGCAAAGCTGGCATGGCACAAGGAAGCCGCCAAGGATTACGACTTCCTCTTCAATGACCTGCAGCAAGTCATCTTCAAGGCTGACGACGACTTCCAGCTGCTGGTCAACACGCGAATCGCTGAACACAAGAAGGCCGAGGAAGAAAAGGCAGAAGCCGATCGCGCACGGATCCGGGAGGAAGAAGAAGCCCGGGCCCGGCAGACCGTCCAGGCGGAACAAGCACCAGCATCGGCTCAAACTGCGCCGACCGAGGTGGAAGCTCAGCCCTCTGAGTCTAAGTCGACGGGATGGAAGACCATCGCCACCTTCTCTTCCGGCAAAGCGACTGCGCCCGCCGCGAAAGCATCACGCCCGACCGACAGCGAAATCATCGAGGCCCTTGCCCTTCACTACCGCGTGCACGAAAGCAAGGTTATCGAGTGGCTGCTGGATATGGATCTTGAGCGCGCCAGTGAACAAATGGCGGCCGCATTCTGAACACCCCAGAGAGGGAAAGCCGCCGCGTATCCAGGCTTGACTTACGCCGGATAGAGAGAATCCGGCATCGATTGCCCCACTACAACGGAGAGAAAAATGGACACTAATATCACCGCCAAGCCAATTATCGCTATGGATTCGGTCGAGTCCTCGCAGGTCGCCGCCATCGGCCATGACCCTGAAACGAACACTCTAGCGATCCGGTTTCCCGAGAACCGCAAGGGCGTGAGCAGCGTCTATCACTACGCCAACTTCACCGCCGAACAATTCGATGCCTTCAAGAACGCCGAATCGAAGGGATCGCATTTCGGCAAGTTCATCAAGCGCAATGTGGAGCAGTTCCCGTATGAAAACGTGACCGCGCTGTACGCTGATGTCGGCACAAGTGCGGACGCCACTGGTACGGAAGTTTAAGGAGCCGGCACCATGGCATCAGTCAATAAAGTCATTCTCGTTGGAAACCTGGGCCGCGATCCCGAAGTCCGCTACAGCCCCGACGGCGCCGCAATCTGCAATGTATCCATTGCCACCACCAGCCAATGGAAAGACAAGGCCTCTGGGGAGCGCCGCGAGGAAACCGAATGGCACCGTGTGGTGTTCTACAACCGCCTGGCTGAAATCGCCGGCGAGTATCTGAAGAAAGGTCGCTCAGTCTACATCGAGGGGCGCCTGAAAACCCGCAAGTGGCAAGACAAAGAAACCGGCCAAGACCGCTACAGCACCGAAATTGTGGCCGACCAAATGCAAATGCTCGGCGGCCGTGACGATAGCGGAGCGCAAACGGCGAACCATGCGCCACAACAGCGCCAGCAGAGCGCGCAGGCTCCACAAAGGCAGCAAGCGGCGCAGCACCAATCATCCGCAAGCCTCGCCGATCTAGACGATTACATTCCGTTCATGCGTCACGGCCACGGCGCTGTGTGGCGCGTGATTTAACCCCCTTCTGACATAGAGCCCCCAACCACCACGGAACCCGCGCCCCTAATAAGGGCGTGGGATAGACCTGTGCGCGAAACCCATATTCATCAGGCCCGCGTCTATCTAGCCCAGGCGCGGCACTTCAGGCAACACCCAAGATTTCACGCAATGCTTCTCGACTGGGCGGCCCGCCGGCGCAGGGCCTGCAAGGGAGCCAAACAACTGGAGTTATTTACATGACAGACAAACCACCGGAGCCAGTGCCACGCCTGCGACACGTCAAGCCCGGCCAGCGCGTCCTGCTGGTGGGCGACAAGATGATCCGAACCTTGGTGGTCAAAGACGATCATCACGGCTATTTCGATGGCTTAAAGGCCAGCCTGTGCCACCCGGTCGAGCCAGCGCTCATGCAGTTTGGCGATGGGGGTGGCTGGCGGGTACGGGAGGCCACATGAACGGCCGACGCTGGACTGAGGACGAAAAGACGTTCCTAAGAAAGCACTACCCGGACACCCCGACCAACGCCATTGCTCAGGCCTTGGGCCGACCAGTCAGTCAGGTGTACCGCCAGGCCGAAGCGCTAAGTTTGAAGAAATCGCCGGAGTACCTGGCCAGTCCGTATGCCTGCCGGCTACGTCGCGGCGATCAAGTCGGAAAGGACACCCGCTTTAAGAAGGGTCAGACGCCCTGGAACAAGGGCAAGCCAGGCTCAACCGGGCATCACCCAAATTGTCAGCGCACCCAGTTCAAGAAAGGCCAGATGAGTGGCGCTGCACAACGCAACTACCTGCCGATTGGCTCGATCAGGGTTTCTCGCGACGGGATTCTTGAGCGAAAGGTTACCGATGATCCATCCATATACCCGGCCCGACGTTGGGTTCCGGTAGCTCGGCTTGTCTGGGAAGCGGTCAACGGCCCGATCCCGCCCAAGCATGTCGTGCGCTTTAAGCCTGGCATGACAACGACCGTCGAAGATGAAATCACGATCGACCGGCTTGAGTGCATCAGCATGGCCGAGAACATGCGGCGCAATAGTCTGCACCGATACCCCAAAGAAATTGCCCTCGCCGTACAGCTGCGCGGGGCCCTAAACAGGAAAATCAACCATGTCCAGAAACATAGCCGACCTGCGTGAAGGTCTTTTTGATGCCATGGAATTGCTCAAGAAAGGCAAGCTCGACGTCGACCAAGCCAAAGCCATCAGCGAAATGAGCCAGGTCATCATCAACAGCGCCAAGGTCGAGGTCGACTATATCAAGGCCAACAACGGCGGCGAGACGCCTTTTCTTGAGTCTATCGGAGATAGCAACCTGCCCGATGGAATTGTCGGCCGGCGCGTGCATCGGTTGAAGTAGGCATCGACTTATCCACACAAACTATGAATAACCCAATGGATAACCACATGACAACCAAAAAAGACGCAAGCAGCACGCTGGATTACGTTGGCGTGGTCGATTCGGGCCCATTCCCGCCGATCAAACGCTACGACCTGGGCACCCGCTTTTACAACAGCCTTTCGGTACCGGAGATTGTCGAAACACCCGACGGCAAGTACGTCACGCACGACGATTACCTGATCATGGTGAAGATTAACGACTACCTACAGGCCCGGCTGGCCAAGCAGGCGGCAGAGATGGAAGCGATTGGTGCTGGTGGCGTGAGCGGCAAGCGCATTACTGACGACGGGGCGCTACAGGCGCTACAGGAGTACGAGAAGGCATATCACCGGATGATCGTCAGCGGTACGCCGCAGGACTGTCGAGCGCACGACGCGGCGCGGGTAGCGTTCTGGCGTGTGTTTGGGGGTCAATCATGACCGACCAATACAAAGCCCTGCGCGATGCGCTGGCAGCGGGGCCGTTAGAAGGCCCTTGGGCTTTTGCGCCATATACAAAATCCAGTTTTGGATTGGGAACACGAGGTGATTGTGCGACGTATTTGGTCAAGTGTCAGTACGGTGACACAAGGGATGAGAAGTGCATCGCTGACGTTCGGTACATCGCCGCAGCCAACCCCGAAACCGTTGCTAAGTTGCTGGCCGAGCGGGATGCTCTGGCAGAGTCGATATCCAAAACGGAAGGAGAAAAGTCATGAGAATGCAACGCTACTGGATGGCCCACGACTGCCCCAGCTGTGGGAAAAAGGACGAGCACGACCAATGGGGCGGCGCTCGCATGTGGTCGACTGAATGGGGGCACGGCTTTAGTTGCTGTTCAGAATCCTGCGGGGTGGCTTTCGCCGAAGTAGTCAAAGAAAAAGAACAGACAAAGAAGGGTCGCAAATGGCTGGCCTCGCTGTGGGAAAAGCTTGAATCCCAATCAGATGCGCGCTTAACAGGCGAGCCCTATAGCGGGTACAGCGCGGAGCGCCAATTGAAAGCACTTGGAAGATTCTGACATGGCACAGCAAACCGTACTCAAAGACGAGCAGATCAATCAAATCCGCCGATCTATGCAGCCGTGGCAACTGATGAATGAATTTGCCCGCGCCATCGAGCAAGCTGTATTGCAATCGCCAGAGGTGCAGGCTTTGCGTAAGGATGCGGAGCGTCTGGATTTCATGATCTCGGAAGAATGCCAGATTCAGTCCCTAAGTGCACCCAATGGGGTAAGACACCGCCTTGGCTGGCCAGACTACGGGGAGACGCAATCCGAATGGTTCACAAACCCACGCGTCGCCATCGACGCAGCAATGGAGAAACAGAAATGAAAACCAAACTGCCAACCCTAAACCCAGACGAAATCTATGTCGGCGCTATCGGCAACCAAAAAGGCGAGCTTTACCACCTCATTTTATTGCCCGGTGACAACAACGAAGCCAGCCAAGCCGATCAATTGGTCTGGGCCAAAAGCATTGGTGGCGACCTGCCGAACAAAATCGAAATGGCCATGCTCTGGAATACCTGCCGGGACCAGTTCCAAAAGGATTGGTATTGGTCAAACCAGACCCATGAAATTTACTCCGAGTGCGCGCGGTATCAGAACTTCGGCAACGGCCACCAGGGCGGCAGCTACGTCAGCGCTGAGTTGCGCGGCCGTGCTGTACGGCGCATTCGTTTTGGAGAAGAATGATGACTGAACCTATCAAACTGCCGCCCGAGTTTCGTAGCGGTAACAGCATACCTGTCGAACGGGCAACCATTACCCGTGAACGTATGGTTGAGATTCTTACCGAAGCAGTAGGGCCTTACATAGAGACTCTATTCAAGATTGGCGAACACTTAGGGATCAATTATCAGGCAGCGCGAACGGCTCCCGGTAAACCGTCTGATGTGTATATAGCCGCCATCGAAGACGCCCCGCAATCGCAGGATCGGGAGGATGCAAAATTCCTTCAAGATGAAGATCAGCACGACCTGCACAGATTCATCGAAACCACCGAAGACGGGCAGGGTTACGACATTGGCAAGGAACGGATTAAGCGCCTTACCGAGCTAGGCGTTGTCAGCAATCAAGGGTTTGGGCGCTACAGCGTCACAATGTTCGGCTATTGGTGCCATGAAAAATACTGGCATCAAAACCCGTCCCTTCCGCTGAAAACCATCGATGAACACAACGCCGTGGCTGCGCTCGACCACGCCCGCCGTGTTGAGGGGAATCATGAAAGAGTTGATTGATCTAGTCGCCGCTTGCCCAACTCATTTGCAGTGCTGCGACTTTCACCATTCAAAAGATGACCAGCATGACAGCGACGAGGACTGCGAACCGCTAAATAGATATTACTCGGCACTAATGCATGCACGTCGCCGCATTGCAAAGGAAAAGAAATGAACACTCACGACATTAAGCGCTACGCCGTCAGCGGTGATATCGCATACCCAATACACGAGGAACCGGAAGGCGACTATGTGACGTACGAGGATCATGTTGCCGCCATCGAAGCAGACCGGCAGGCAAATAAGATAACCGGCGAGACCTCTGATGGCTACCACACCTTCAACGAGCTATACGCGCATCGTGTGCGGCTGTTTTGCCTTCTGATGCACGCGCACAAGAACAACGCATGGTGGAGCCGCAAACACCACGACGGCAGCGCATGGGAAGGATGGGTTATCGCAGGTATTGATACACCAGAAGGAACCGCCACCTACCATTTACCAGAAAGCGAAATCGAGAACTTGCCGGAGGGCATCGAACTGCCAATCGGTAAAGAATGGGATGGGCATACGTCCGATGATGTTTTGGTTCGCTTGCTTTCGCTCCGGCAGGCAAGGGGTGAGCCGGTGGCTTGGTATCTGCCTAGCATTTATGGGTACGACTCAATATTCCGCGATCACTCTACTGTCAAATCATGTACCGGGAACCCGTGGACAGGATGGATACCGCTATACACCGCCCCACAACCCCAACAACAGGCGGGTGAGCCGGTGGCTTGGCTTTGCACGCCCGATTTTGAAGGGGAACAGTTTCTGGCGACCACACAAGGCGCAGCCGATACCTTGGAAAAAGACGGTTGGTCAGTGCAGCCGCTTTACGACACCCCACAACCCCAACAGCAAACCAGCAAGCATGTAAAAGACCGTCGCATTGATGATGTTGTGCGAGGCTTAAAGGCGTCTGTGGCGGTTGGGTCTGATGGCCAATGGGTGTCGGTTCGTCGTGAGGCGCGAGATGCGGCAATTAATCGTCTACAAGAACTGAACTCTGATTGCGCCCATATGTATGAATCATATGTTGAGGCGGCTGCGGGGCCAGCACCACACCCCCAACAAATCCCCGAAGGCTACAAGCTTGTGAAAATTGAGTCAGTTAATGACCTTGCAAACACTCATTGCGAGGGGTGGTGCAAAGAAAATGGGGGCGCTGGAAAGTTTAGTGATTGCTTGGGGTGCGATATTTTACGTGCCATGCTCGAAGCCGCGCCAGAACCGAAGGAGCAACCATGAAACCAGAACTAAAGCCGTGCCCTTTTTGTGGCGAGAACGAAAATTTGATTGTTCAGCACTGCGAAGGAACGATTAACCACCCTGCCTATCGGGTGTGTTGTGACAACTGCGGTACCTCAAATGGTTATACAGACAAGGCTAACCATGTGGAGAACTGGAACCGCCGCGCACCAGACAGAACCGAGGTTAAGCCATGAGCCCAACCCTACACGCCCAAATCCTGACCCTCAAAAAGTACCAAGCATGGCGCAAGGGTGAGGACACGCGAACGATGGACGAGGCCGGCATCAAGCCTGCCGCGGTTACCAGCGCGCTTAATGCCGTCATTGCCATCGCTGAGAACCATTTGCGTGATGGCGTGAAAAAGGCTGAGGCGGTAGGCCGCCTGTGCGACCTTGCTCATGAAGCCGTCGAGGTTCTCGATGGTTTATCGGATGATCCTGGTGTGCAATCCCTGTCGCTCCGTCTATCTAAAGCCGCCGCTGATGCCGGGCAGCCGGCAAATAATCTGAGCGACGACTCTGGGTATGGCGCAGAAGGCAGGCTTTTGCTTGGTGGCAATAGAATTCTTGAGGAATGGAAAAAGTCATGAGCAACATTGAGCGCGTTTACGACTACATCGCTGACCACCCTGGCTGCACGACTGCTGCCATGGCAAATGAGCTGGGCCTAACGTTCAGCGCCACTTATCACAGCGTGCGGCTGCTGATTGGCACCTACGGCGCCGTCGAGGCAACAGAAGTCCCCCAGCACGGTCGGGGCTGGAACAAGATGTTTTTGTTGGAGGTCGTCGACGGGGTGAAATTCCCGCCCAAAGGGTATGTCCCCAGACGTCGATCCCGCGCCAAGAAACTGAAACGAATAGAGGCCTACGGGCCTTTTTCTACATTGATCCAACAGCTGGGCCGATGAATTCAACCATTAGCCGTGCGCCGCCACATCAAAAACAATGCAGCAACGAATCAATAGCGTGCTGAGCCTCACGGCCAGCGCGTGGGGCATACAAGTAAGGAAACAACATGGAAGAGACCGCCATCAGCCTGAAGGAAGCGGCCCGACGCCTGGGGCTGGCTTACCAAACCGTATTCCATCGCCGCAACGAGATCGGCTTTCGACTACCAGGCTGCCGCAAGTGGCTGGTCTGGCCGTCTCGACTTGAAGAAATTTCGCGCCCGCAGTACAAAGTGACACGGCTGGCGCTGCGATCAACAGGAGAATCACTATGTCGATCAGACAGCGTAACGGCATCTGGTGGATCGATTTACGCACGCCAAGCGGCGAAAGAGTTAGACGATCTACTGGCACCGACGACAAAAGGGCCGCGCAGGAATACCACGACCGGCTAAAGGCCGAGCTGTGGCGCGTGGCCAAGCTGGGGGACACCCCGCAATACACCTTCGAACAAGCTGCGGTCCGCTTTCTTCAGGCCTCCGAAGGCCAGAAAGACTACGCAACAAAGGTGCGGCACATCAAGTATTGGCGTGATCAGTTTGCGGGGCGCGCCATCAGCTCTTTGACAACGGAAGAAGTGATCGATGCGTTGCCTACGCATGCGATCTACAAGAACAAGGGGCGGGTCAAGCTCACGCCCGCAACCCGTAACCGTTACCTTGCCACGATCAGGCGCATCATTTCGCTATGTGCTGAATGGGGCTGGATCTCTCACCCTGTCAAGCTCAGACCTGCCAAAGAACCTACCGTTCGGGTTCGCTGGATCACCCAGGCCGAGGCGACCGCGCTGGTCAATGTCATCAACAAAGACTGGCTCAAAGATGTCACCCGCTTCGCTCTGGCCACCGGCATGCGCTCAGGAGAAATCCTGTCGCTCGAGTGGTCAGCCGTTGATCTTTCCCGAAACATCGCCTGGGTGTCGGCCAACAAGGCAAAATCCAAAAAGGCCAGGGGCGTGCCGCTTAACCCGGAAGCGGTCGCCCTGATCAACGCCCAAAAGGGTATTCACCCCACCAGAGTGTTCACCCGAAACGGCAACCCTCAGAAGTATGTCGACCCCAAGATGTTCGCCAGGGCATGTAAAGCGGCAGCCATTGTCGACTTCCACTTTCACGACCTGCGCCACACATGGGCATCGTGGCACGTTCAGGCCGGCACGCCGCTGTTCGTGCTGAAAGAATTGGGGGGCTGGGAAACCTTGGAGATGGTCAAGAAGTATGCCCACATGGACGCCACACACTTGGCACCCTTCGCAAATGCGGTCACGTTTTGGTCACACGGGACACCAGAAAAGAAAACAGCCACCGGCTAG